GTCTTTGTACTCGCCCTGCGGTGCGTGATCGCGCACGGATACCGATGCTTCTTTAGCTCCTCGTCAATGTAGTTCGCGTAAATGTCACCGCCGTTGTTCGCCTCGAACCGTATCTGCTGGATCTCGTTCTCCAAAATCTTGCCAGCGACAAGCGGTATCGTGACTTCCTTTGCGCCCGAGTTAAAAACCCAATCGACAATGTACACATCACCGTTCTCGTACTCGTACCCAATCGGCATGGACAGACTATCGCCACCACCGAACGCCACATCGCAGGCCGACACAACACGCTTGAACCCTCCGGCCGGAAGAACACCGTTGAAATACCGCAGCTCATCCTCCGGGAACAGCAGACCTTCACGCACAAACGGTCTCTGCATGTACTTCGCCTGCCACTCGTTCGGGTCGAGCATCGCTCGCATGTCGTGGTAATACTCGGTCGAGAAGCCTTTCACGGCATACTTGAAGTTGCTCTCATCATTCTCGTCCAATGCCGGGATGCGCCGAAAGAAATACCGAGGATCGTCACCAAACTGCTCCTCGATCTGACCAAGCGGATCAATGACATTCCACCGAGTGCCGATCATCAGCTCCCTCGCGCCATCGTTTTTTCTATCCTTCATCACGTTCAGATAGTCCTGATAGCGTTTGTTCAATCGCTGCGCCGACAAACTCTCCTGTCTGTCACGGATCAAGTCATCCGTGTATAAGTAACCGTCCGAGGAAACGTCAACGGCTCCTGTCCATGTGCCATCAATACCGCGACAAGTGAACGTGGCGAAGTTGTCACCAGTGCCGTAATCCAGGGTCATGTCCGGCTTGCCTTGCTTGCGTTTCAGTTTTACTCCGGGAAATATCTCAGAAAACGTGTAGTCGGCAGATGTGGTCAGTGTGAGAACCTCGGAATAGAAGTTCGATGCCAAAATCTCCGAATGTGCGCCCATCGCGTTGTGCGAGGCAGGTCGCTTGCCAATGATCCACGCCATGAAGAAGCATGAAATCGTGGACTTCCCAACTCGCGGCGGCAAACTCAACCCATAAAACTCGTACTTGCCGTCCTCCAATGCCTGCAAATCTTCCGCGACTATGTGCAGCGTGTTTCGCCTCGGCGCATAAAACCGCTTCTTAAACGGCCTGTTCTTCTCCATGTACAGCATGAAGTCCTCGAACCGCCACGGTGCTAAGTGCCTGACCGCCTGCCAGTAAATCTCCAACATGCCCTCGATGTCATCGGTCGTCTCCAACGCCACCAGCGCAGCCGACTTCACTTTCTCAAACTCCGCAAGGAACCTCGGAACATATTGCTCGCCGTATTCCTCGATCGTGCCTACCAAATAGTCCGAATACTTCCAGATCGAAACATCATCGCCAAGTCCTCGCGCCTCTAACTGCGCTAACCGCTCATGGTCTGCCCGAAAATCTATCGCCATTGCCTATATCTGTTCCTCCAAGAGCTATGTATATATCTAAAGGGAATACCTATATCCAATACCTATATATAGCTACTATCTGTATCTCTTACTTGTATCTATTACTCACTACTCCTGTAATAGTCCTTTTTGTGTTTTTATATCTTTTAGGGTTAAGCAGTGCCTGGAATTGTGGAAAAATAACCGGGGGTGGGGTATATCGTACAACCTGTTCTGTATCTGATCTATAACTATTCGTTAAACACAAGTTTAACGCAGTCTTATTTGTATCATACCGTACACTTTCAACGATCCTGTTCATTAAAGTTTTCCACATTCCCTGGGTTTTCCACATTCTCACCGTTTAGCTCGGCGATTATGGCTTGTCGATCCGTTTTAACCGTGTTTTTGGTTGTGCTGTTATTCTGTTTTGGTTGGTCTGTTAAGCCGTACACACTTTTTAATACAAATATATTATTAATATTTGAATTAGATTCATCCGATAGATTACTAATTAAAAACTCTTTACAAAGAATCAACCAATTATTTAGTATGTGCTTAAAATAGTTACTATTAGTATTAGTATTACTATTGATAACTGTATATATATTGGTGTAGTCGATCCCTGTTAACATACAAAAATCAATAATTTTAGGAGTTACGCCGTTCTTTAGACTGAATGGAATATAAACATTTCTAAACAAACTATCTAATGTGTCTATGTCTGATATAGATAACTCTTTTATAGTTTCGGAGATATAAATTAGTCCGTTCCTGTACCACGCTAAAAAGACCCTGTCCTGTGGCCTTGCGTCTGGCCTTGGGTTTTCGTTCTCATATCTCCGAATAGCCGAATCAATTAGACTTGTCGCACGTTCTTTTATAAGATCCTTTTTCGCATTAGATACAGATAGCCTGTTTTCCATCTCATAACCCTTTTATAGATTGCCTTGTATGGTGGCTGTAGTCCGTTTACAACCGTCTTTTTTTATTGTCCGCGTTTCTATCCGTTTTCGGTTTATAAGATTCGCAGCCAATACCAGTATATTTTTTGGGTTCCAAAAAGTCAATCCGTTGTCCTGGAGTTCGCCTATACAAAATGCACAATGCGATTTGTGCAATATGCCTATAAGATTTCGCTTGCAATGTACTTGTACAAGTGTACAATATGAACTGTAGCAAGTACAGCGAACGCACAAGAAAAGAGGTCCCAACATGTCGATTGAATTAGCAACGGTTTTGGATTTTCTTCTTGGATGGATCGAATCTGGCGAGAATAAAGAAAGCGCAAAAGATAAAGCTATCACTTTCGCAAGTAACTACTTGAGAAATAAAGACGATTTGAAAATAGCGAAAGACCTAATCACCAGAATCGCCAACATCTAACACGCACGAAACCAACCAACCACAAACACGCAAAGAACAGGAGATAAAACAATGGCATACACAAAAGAATCTATGGACAAATTCGAAAGAATCAGTAAAGAGGCAATCGCAAAGATTCGCCGTATGGATCCGAAAGACATTGCTATTTGCATTTCAAACGGCAATCGAAAAATCGGGCGAGCTATGAACGTTTCCACAATGCCTTGTCACGATTGCAGAAATTGCAAATTCTGCAAGGGCTATTGTTACGATATCAAAGCGAATCTTTTTCATACGAATACAGTTCTCCCAGCAAGGGCGAGAAATAGCGTACTTGCGAACGACTATCGGGAAAAGTATTTCGGCGAAATCAGAAACCGCTGCAAGCGTAGAAGAACTAATAAATATTTCCGTTGGCATGTCGCCGGAGATATTTTGGATCGTGAGTATTTCGCGGAAATGATATCAATCGCTAAAGAATTCCCGGAGTTCACGTTTTGGACATATACGAAAATGTTCGGAATCGTCAATGCTTGGATCCGCGAAAACGGAAAGCTGCCGGAAAATCTCCACGTTATGTTTAGCTTGTGGGATGGCATGAAAACGCCGAATCCGTACAATCTCCCGACATTCGCTTGCCGTCTGAAAGACGGAAATAAGGATCTTTCGGAAAGCTATTTCGAAAACACTTATAAATGTCCCGGAAATTGCGACATCTGCAAAGCTGCCGGAAGAGGTTGCGTAGTTGGTGAAAGCGCATATGCAGACGAACACTAAACGGAAATCAGAAACGGAAAACGCGCCGGAGAAATCCGGCGCAAGGGATCCGAAAGCAAACGGAAATCATAGGAGGGAAACATTATGAGAAATCTGATTGCGGATCTTATCGCATGGGATAAGGCAAGGCAAGACCTGGAGAACGCCAAAAACGGAATCTATTCGGAGACCGGGCGCGAGCTGCTGAAATATTTTGAGTCCCCGGAATACAAGGAAACCGTTAAGGCGGAAATCGACAAAATGTTCACCGATTTTTTCGGAAAGTTGGAGGTCTGATCATGTGGGAAAAGGATTTTGAATTGAACGGAAAACGATTTCACGCACAGGGGGAAAAGGAAGATCGCTATTATTTCGGCTGGCGTGAGGCCTGGACGGTCTACGGATACGAAAACGGTAAGCCATATTTTCTGTTAAAAGCTCTCGTAATCTCACCAGAAACGGAGCTGCCGGAGCGAATCGAATGGAACTTGAACGGAAAGCGCAAGCGGTATTTTATCCGCGAAGAGGGTTACAAGTTCGGGCGGCTTATGTATCGGCTGCGCTACGCATACCGGGACAGTTTGGAGGAGTACGGATTTAAGCGGATCACGCGAAAAGAGGCCGAACTACTCGCACGGAAAGAACGCATGTACCGCCGGGAAGATCCCGAACATAGCGGATATGCCGACATGGATATCTACAGCGCATACAAGGACTATTTGAGCTTATAGGAGGACGAAACAATGTCAGACATGAATTTTGCAAGACACAAATTTTATACGGATCTGACCGCAGGCGGCCACGTGTTAGTCGCAGGCGCAACAGGGAGCGGAAAGTCTGTTGTGCTGAATGGCTTAATCGTGCAGGCAATCGCAAACGGAGCGCAGCTGATTCTACTGGATCCGAAAGGCGGCACGGAGTTCGGGATCTATAGGGATACGTTGGACTGCATCGGCTATGCGGCCGACCTGGATGAATTCAGACCTGCACTTGAAAAGGCCGTGTCTATCATGGACGAACGCTACAGGGAGCTGGCGGCAAAGCGTAAGCGCACGAGCGAGGACAACCCGGTTTATGTGGTCATTGACGAGTTCGGGGACATGATGAGCGACCGAAAGAAGGACTTGCAGCCGCTGTTGCTGAAGCTCGCACGGAAAGGACGCGCCGCGAACGTGAGACTGATCCTCGCCACGCAGTCGCCTTATAAGAGCATTATCACAGGAGACATCCACGCGAACATGCAGTCAATCGTAGCACTTAGGACACTGGACAAAGCAGCCTCCCGGCTGATCATCTCGGAGATCGGCGCGGAAACGCTGAACGTAGGGGAAGCACTTGTCAGACTGAAAGGCGAGTTTACGCCGCATCGGGAGAAAGTGCCGATGTACTCAGACGAGCTGCTGGAAAAGATCGCACTGCTGCGGACACCGCCGAGCAAACGATGGAAGTAAAGGAGGAAGCAGAAATGTTTACAATCAGCGAGCTGCTACAGGTAGCAATCATCGGGTTTCTGATTTTCGGAGCTGGGTTTCTGACCGCTTGCGCTCTGAGTAGATGAGAGGAGGACAAAACAATGACCATCAACATGAACATCAAAACGTGGAACATCGAGGAGCTGACTGGATACAAGCCTATCAGCACGTTCTACGAGGACTTCAGCATCGGAGAAAAGTTCACCGAGTCTGGTGTGAGCCAGACTTACTACAAGATCTTCCGTGAGTGGAAGGATGACTACCGCTACCTCACCGAGCTGGTCATGGTGCTGAACTGGAAAATCTGGGAACATTACGAGAACGGCAACCAGAAGATGGCAGAGCAGTACAACACCTATTGGATCTGGGCAAGCCAGTACGCCGAGCATACGCTGAAAGGCGATGAACTTCAGTACTATTACAGAACGACCGATTGACTACAGGAGAAGGAGAAAACGATGTACGCATACTACATGACCATGAGACCACCGATGCCAGGAGCGCAGCCGCACGGCATGGATCACTTTGAAGAGTACGAACAGCGCACGGAAATGCCGGATGGCACGATGGCTTGGGCCACGATCTACTACAAGCGCGAGCTGACCGAGGACGAAATCAGAACATACGAACTGAGGAAAGCATCAGAAAACTTTTGACCAGACAGAGGTCAAAACATATAATCACAGGAGGAAAAACTATGAGAACAATCACCAGATATACGGACATTCCGCTGAACATGGTATACTACCGGGAAATATACGACCCCAAGGGCAAGGACGGCTATGTGTCGTGGACGAGGCTCTACGACAAGGATATGAACGTCATCGAGGATGCGGTAGTAAGAATCAGTTTCAGAAACCTGTTAGCTTATCACCGTGTCTGCACCGAGAAACAGGCCGAGGACATCGTGATGAGTGCCTACCGCCTGGAGGATCTGGGGAACGGTTACTACGAGGTGCTTGAGAGAGGTGACACGCTCCGAGAACTGGAGCAGATTGCGAAAACTATTAGGGGGAAGAAAGCATGACAACCGAAAAGAGAACGACATACACGGAAGCTCGCAAGAGAGCCAACAGGAAATGGGATGCGGCAAACATCAAATCAATCCGGCTCGCATTCATGACCAAGGGCGATGCGGACATTCTGGAATGGCTCGGAAAGCAGCCAAACAAGACCGATTACATTCGCCGTCTGATCCGCGAGGACATTGCGAGGGAGAAAGGCGAGTGATATAATAAGCGTGTCGATATAAGTGCTAAGTCCCACGCTTGGCAGGCCGAGGAGAAATCCCCGGTCTTTTTTGTGCCGGAAATTCCGAGCAAAGCAAAACCCCCGGAGGAGTGAGCCGAGGGTTCGCAAGGAGAAAAAAACTATGAAGCAAAGCTGTCGCCTGTTACATGTGGGCAATAGGAGGTGGGCGGTGGAGCTAAGGGAAGTGTGGAAAACCCCACCGCCGCAAGATGACCAATGAAAAAATTCATCCTATCGGTGTCCGCATATATTATAGCGCAGATGGGCGCAGCCTGTCTATACCATGAAGTCAAGATGTTGTATAATAACGTGTGTTATTGACAGAGTTATCCACAAGATGTGGAAAAAGCGTAGGAGGATACAGAACATGCGTTATTATAAAACCAAGTGGGCGGCGTACAATGCGAAGGGGCCGGGCGAGACTGCTGTGCAGGACGGAAATCGTTGGGTAGTGCTGACGGCTGCGGAGCATGAGGCGTACCGCCGGAACCTTAACCAGAAGAAGGGCGGCACTGCTGCCGGAGACCGCAAAGAGATCGCTGCGAAAAATGCCAGGGGCAAGGGCGTGAAAGAATAATTCCTTGACCGTAGGGGCATGTTAGGGATAAGATGGTGGAGAAAAGTACGGCATTGTCCTGTTCTTTTCGTGTGTGTGTGGATGCGCCTGCGGAGTAGCTACCGTGGGCGTATCTGTTTTTTGGAGGAGGCCGGATGCCGAGATACAAGGGAGACAAGTACCGTTGGAAGGGCGTGACCGACTGCACCCAACACGCAAAGCTGTATCCGCAGGTGGAGTACAACACGAGGGTGTGTCTGGATCTTTTTCTGACCGCCGACCAGAAGCGTGTCTATGTCGAGGAACGCGAGTGGATTAATGTCCCAGATCCTCCGGGCGACAAGGACAACGGCGACATTTACTGCGGCGAGATCACCAGACGAACATGCAAGACAGGCGATGTGGAGTACATGGTTTTGCAAGAGCTTGACCGCCGAGCTAATCCGTGGCGATATGCGGAATGGCATTTCTTCATCGTGAACCCCCGGAAGAAACGCATGGCAGAAATCCCTCGGTATTTGCCGCTGAACGACAAGCGATGGCTGCCTGTTGCAGACTGTCTGCCGAACATGATGCGGACGGATGCGAAGATCAAAGCGTACTGTGCCAGCGCAACAGCGTTCGTGGAGTTCCAAAAGCACCCGGAAAAGCAAGAGCTGAAGGTACAGATCGGAGAAATCATCATCATCGTGCGCGGTCACGGATACTACGGTGATTTAATTTCTGGCGAACCTCGGCAAGATCAGTGCTAAAATGCCCAGAAACAGGCTTTAGGGGTCTCTGGCATAAAACTGTACACCTTCGAGCTTAAAACCGTTTTCTGGGCAATTCAGCGCGGATAGAGCCGATGTTAGTATCGCTCTCCATAGGCGCAGAAGAAATCGTCAGGCGGCATCTCGCTGTAAAACTCGTCATCACACAGCCAAGGGCAAGTCTCATCTTCCACCGTGGCATGCTGCGCGTAGTCTGACGCGGGTACTTCCGGGCCAAATACATTTGCCCACTTATTCTCTCCTCGTAATGGTCTGTGCTTGCAGTCCTTGCACCGCACGATCCGATTGAGCGCAGCCAATTCCGCATCTGCGTATCCCTGCTCATACTGATTGCGATCATACGCAAGAGCCTTGATCAGTTCGTCCTTGTCGATGCTGATTCCGATCTTGCCTACAGCTTGCACGATGCGATTATCCATATCAGCCATGAGTTTGTGATGGATCTGGTCAATGATTAATGTGATCGGTGGATTATACATGCTTACTCCTCCTGCTTTCCGAAATCAGCATACTCAGCTAATGCCTTTCTGCATTTGCCGCACACGTCAAGCTCGCGCCACCAAGCTTCGTACCAACTGTGGACCTGCAGCTTAGGTCTCATCTTTCTGCGTTCCCTGACGGTGAAGTTGTCCCATACCTTCCCGGTCTGATCGGTGTATGTGACAATCTCTCCACCGCATATGTCGCATCTGATTTCTGTCATGTTATCCCTCCGTTATATTGATAAGCTCTATCAATCCTCGCACATACGTCTCTACGCTTTTATCGGTCGGAAACTTAGGTATTTCTACGAGCGGACACCCTTTCGGTCTGTATTCTTGATATATCCTCTGTCTGCATCCTGAGATCCTCATAAAACATCTTGCACAGTTCCCCGGCATCTCCATGTCAGGCAAGTACACGCCCATCCGATTTATCCCTCCTTACAATTTCCTCAATCGTTTCTCCTCTGCGAATAGCCGCACCGAACCGCCAGTATTCTATACCGAAAACTTCAGCCCACTCTGCAAGCGTATGTGTTTCTCCATTATGCGTGATCCATCTATTTGACGATCTATTGTTGGCCTGCTCTTTTCTCGTTGCCCAGCGACAATTTTCTGGCGAGTACCCCTTGTCGTTATCTATCCGCTCAATAGTGAGTTTCTCTGAATATCCATTAGCCATCGCCCATGTCTTGAACGCATTAAAATTATGCCAGTCCTCACAGACGGATATTCCTCTCCCTCCATACCGCTCATATCCTATACTCTTTGGTTTTTCACACCTCCAGATCATTCCGCTCCATATCTGATAAATTCTTGTCTTTGAATCTCCTCGCTCTGTTCCGTAAATGGACTTTCCCCCGATTTTTGAATAAAGGCATCCGCAAGACTTGCAGTGACCGCGCTTGAGATTATCCTCGGATGTGACCTTAGTATTTCCGCACTCGCAAACACATAACCACTTCCGCTGATTTGCATTTCCTCCCACAGCAAGCTCTTTAACGGTTAGTCTTCCGAACACATCACCCGGCTTAATCAGCACAGCCATCGCTCTCCCTCCTGTTCCACGCTTCAATAGCTTCGGCGCATGTTGTTTTTCCTGTGCTTGAAGCTCCACAATGATCGCACATCACATGCCACAACTCGCTGATTGCGGATTGATTGACCGATGGAACCTTGCCGCAGAACGGACACGGTTTCAGTTCGTCCTCCTTCGCCACAATCGAAAACACAAGCTCGACTTGAAATGACACCGTTGTCAGATGGTGCAGTTTAATGCTCTCCAACTTCGCTCCCAGTTCGAGCAGAGTGCTGATGTCTTGCAGGTCATTAATCGTCATCGCTCTCCTCCATCTCATACGGGCATTCGTCACAGTCCCATTCCTGACAATTCTCACAATACCTCTGCTTTATATTGTCAATGCGAATATTCAGTTTATCTAACATCTCTGACACTTTCATTCGCTCTCCTCCGTCCACATAGGGCAGTTAAACCTCACCAGTTCTCCCGGCTTCGGCACAAACTTGCAGGTCTTATTCACGCCGCAATCATTGCAGGTTCTTGCCACTCTTTGAATGTTTCGATACGCCATGAGTGTGT